AAAGAGAGAATGGACAGAGGCGGTCATACCTCACTCAAATCATGAATAAGAGCGACTCAAAATAAAAAAGGTACTACCTAAGCAAATTTAGGGTGCGGGGCGAGGAAGGCTCGAAGAAAAATCGGATAAAAAGATTTTTTGAAAAGTCTATTTCGCTACGCAGAGTATAAATATTTTATATTTCTATCTTAATAGATTAGTTAAAAATACAAATTGTAAAAATCATTTCGCAAAGGAGTTGAAAAGTTATGAATATTTCGGAAAAAGAAATGAAAAAACTGCTCGACCATAATATGCGAGCAGAAGAACTTGAACTATCACAATTAAATCCTGCCGAATATAATCCGAGAAAAGATTTAACTCCTGATGATTCTGAATATCAAGATATCGCTAAAAGTCTTGAAGATAACGGATATGTTGACCCTATAGTAGTTAATTATGATTACACAATTATAAAAGGACATCAGCGCAGAAAAGTAATGATGGACTTGGGATATACACATGCTTTTTGTATCATCCTTGATATTAAAGATAAGCTCAAGGAAAAAGAAGCGAATATAGCACTTAATAATATAGATGGTGTATGGGATAAAGAAAAGTTATATGAAATTCTTGTTGAACTTGACCTTAACAATATTGATTTAACGGCAACCGGATTTAATAAAACGGATATTGAATTGCTTCAGGAAGAAATTCAGGAACTGAATATTGCCGAATCAGCAGAGGATGATGATTTTGATTCCGATGAAGAATATGAGAATATCAAAACACCGATAACAAAGCGTGGTGATATTTGGATATGCGGAGATCATCGAATTATGTGCGGTGATAGTACCAATCCTTTAGATGTTGATAAGCTGATGGATGGCGAAAAGGCAGACTTGCTGATTACCGATCCGCCATACAATGTGAATTATGGTGATAAAGCGGAATATCTGGAAGAATATATCGGTAAAGGTCATAGAAATACATCATCAATAAAAAATGACAATATGGATTCAATAAGTTTTTATCATTTCTTATTTGATGCGTTGTATCAGGGATATACTGCTCTTCGTGAAGGTGCAGCAATCTATGTTTTTCATAGTGAAAATGAGGGTATAAATTTCCGCAGAGCCTTTACAGATGCTGGTTTTAAGCAGGCACAATGTCTGATATGGGAAAAGAATACCTTTGTACTCGGCAGACAGGATTATCAGTGGCGGCACGAACCTATTCTCTATGGATGGAAAGAGGGAGCAGCACACTATTTTATTGACGATAGATGTCAGGACACAGTTATTCTTGACGATGATATTGAGTTTGACAAAATGTCAAAGCAGGAACTCCTCGCCTTTATTGAGGAGCAAAAGAAAAAATACAAAAACACCACTTCTGTTATATATGAAAACAAGCCAACAAGAAACGATGAGCATCCGACCATGAAGCCGGTGGCATTAGTTGGTAAATTGATACATAACAGCAGCAGGTATGGTTGGAAAGTTCTTGATTTGTTCGGTGGCAGCGGTTCAACGATGATTGCTGCAGAACAGTTGGAAAGAAAAGCCTACATTATGGAACTTGATGAAAAGTTTGTTGATGTAGAGGTAAAACGATACATCCGATATATAGGAGCAGATGCTGAAGTCTATAAGATTTCACCTGATGGGGAAAAGGTAAAGTATAACGCTCTTTAGAAAGGATGTAATTACAAATGAGTCGCTCTTCAAAAAAAGTAAGCAACAATCCTCAAAAGATAAAAGAATTAGAGGAGGTGCAGTTAATTTTGAATGAGAATGGAAAAATCAAATCCGATGCTAATTTTTATGATGCAAAGGTTATAGCACAGTTATTTGGATTAACGGTCAGAAGAATACAGCAATTAACGCAGGATGGTGTTCTATCCACCACTACAACAACGAAAGGCAGAAAATATGACCTTGTGCCGACAATTCAAAAATATGTTAAATATCTGTCAGATAAGGCATATAAAAAATCGCCGAAGTCAGATAAAGAGGAAGAATTAAAAGAGCAAAAACTTGAAGCGGAAATCGCACTTAAAGAAAGTCAGAATAAATTGCATGAACTTAAAACGCAGATAATCGAGGGCAAATATATCTTGAAAGAAGAGGTACAGTTTGATTATAGGCGCTTTTTTATTGTCTTTAAGAAATTTGCAATGAGTATTCCCTCAAGGGTTTCAGGTATGATTAACGGCTTTGTTGAGCCAACACAGGCAAGGAGTATTGAAAGTGAACTTAATTCGGATATTGTAAATTTACTTAATGGTTTTGTTATTGCCGGTGTTGCTTCTGAAGAGGAAGAAAAAGATAAGAGGTAAGCAATGCGAAAGAAAAGGTTCACAAAATATCAAATACCTTTATATCTGAAACAGGCCACTACTTCACTATTGCCACCGGAACAAATCACAGTATCGGAATGGGCAGAAAAATACAGAATATTAGATGCCAAAACGGCAGCAATGCCGGGACCGTGGAGAAACAATATGACTCCGTATCTTGTCGGTATTATGGATGAATTCAATAATCCTGAAACCGAAGAGATAACTTTTGTAAAGCCTACACAGGTAGGCGGAACAGAATGCCTGCATAATATGCTCGGTTATATAGTCGGACAAGACCCTGCACCGACTATGGTGGTATATCCTACAGAACCGCTTGCAAAATCAGTGTCTGAAAATCGTATGCAGCCAATGTTTAAGGCATCGCCTCAGTTATCGAAAAAGTTTCATGAGTTTGAATCCTCTGTTCTTGAACTTCAATTTGATGATATGTATTTGAGTCTTGTAGGCTCTAATTCGCCGACAGGTCTTGCCTCAAAACCTATCAAATATCTTTTTATGGATGAAACGGATAAATATCCGGGTGCATCCAAAAAGGAAGCAGACCCGGTTAGTCTTGCTCGGGAAAGAACGAAAACCTTTCATAACAAAAAAATATTTTTAACATCAACTCCCACGCTTAAAAGCGGTCATATATGGAAAGCACTGGAAAATTCGGATGTTATAAAGCATTACAAAGTGCCTTGTCCGCACTGCGGTAACTATATTGAATTTAAATTCAGTCAACTTAAATGGCCAGACGGCGAGGATATGTCATCAGCTGACAGAGCAGAGCATGCATTTTATTGTTGTCAGGAGTGCGGAAGCGTTATAAATGATTCGCATAAAAAACAGATGCTCCGTTTTGGTAAATGGGAAGTTGTTGAAAAGCATACTCAATATGCTCGCAAAGTTGCATTTTGGATGAATACACTGTATTCGCCGTTTGTTCGTTTTTCTGAAATTGCAAAAGAGTTTATGGAAAGCAAGGGCGACCCTGAAAAATTTCAGAATTTTGTTAATTCGTGGCTTGCTGAACCTTGGGAAGATACAAAACTGAAAACAAATGCCGACCTCGTTCTTGAAAGACAGACGGATTTACCTGAATTCGTTGTTCCACAGTGGGCAAAATTGCTGACCGGTGGTGTGGATGTTCAGGAAAACTGTTTATATTGGACTATCAGAGCGTGGGGCGATTTTATAACAAGTCAGAATATTGCACATGGGCAATGCTTCGATTTCGGTGAAATTGAGAACATTATGAACCTTGAATATGAAAAAGAGGACGGCACTAAATTTGTAGTTGATTTGTGCCTTATAGATTCCGGTAATAATGCCGATGAGGTATATGACTTTTGTGCAAGCAATTCTGATTGGGCATTGCCTTGCAAAGGTTCATCAAATCCTATGTTGAGCAATTTCAAATTAAGTAAAGTTAATAAAACTGACAGCCAAGCATACGGAATGAATCTTGTAATCGTTGATGGCGGTAAATATAAGGATATGATTGCCGGAAGAATGAAAAAGAAAAACGGCAAAGGCTCTTGGATGGTATATCAAGGCTGTGATCGTGAGTATGCGGAGCAGGTAACAGCTGAACATAAAGTTAATGTTAAGGCAAGTAATGGTACTGTTTTGCTTCGATGGGTATTGAAAACCAGTCATGCAGATAACCATTATCTTGATACAGAAGTCTATTGTATGGCAGGTGCAGATATGCTCGGTGTGAGAAGAATGCATCTGCAAAGCGAGCAACCTGAACCGCCAAAAGTTCAACAGCAAGTGCAGCAGACAATAGAAAATTCCGAAGAGCAATGGATAAATAACAATGAAAGGTGGGTATGAAAATGGCAGATGTAATAGTTGGTGTTGCATCATCAGGCGATGAGAATTCATTTGATATAGGCAATATGACAACAAAGCAATTTCTTGAAGAGGTGCGAAAAGCAATATATTCAATTCTTGTTGCCGGACAAAGTTATAAAATCGGCTCTCGCTCTTTAACAAGGGCAAATTTGACCGAACTTTATAATATCGAAAAAGATTTGCAGGCACAGCTTGCACAAAACAATTCTCCGCTTTTGGATGATTGCTATGTTGCTATATTTGATGGGAGGTAAAGAAAATGGCAGAGAGAAAAAGCAACTTTCTTGATAGTGTTATCGAATATATCGCACCTGAAGCAGCATATCGCCGTGAAGCGTATAGGTCACTGTGTGAAGAAATACGGCAGAATTATGATGCCGGAGGATATGGCAGAGTAAATAACAACTGGCGAGTTTTTAATCAAACCGCTGAAATGACCGATTGCAATGACAGAGATACAGTCAGAGCAAGGGCAAGAGATCTTGAACGCAACAGCGATATGATGAACTCTGTTATAAGTGCCTACAAGCGTAATGTAATCGGCGGCGGTTATACTTTGCAAGCTATGGTTGAGGGTAATGAAGCACTTAACAAGCAGATTGAAACTGCTTGGAAACGCTGGTGCAGAAAACAAAACTGCGATATCACCAAAACGCAGAGCTTGAACCAGATGCTCCGAATGGCTGTAAAAAGAAAAAAGGTTGACGGCGGCATTATCTTCATTAAATGTTTTTCAAAAGGCGGAATTGTTCCGTTTAAACTTCAGGCAGTGGAAGTGGATGAACTTGATTCAACGCACTTGCAACCTCATTACAAAGGCAACAGAGTTATTGGCGGTGTTGAGGTTAACAGTGTGAGTGAGCCTGTCGGATATTGGTTCAGGCAAATTGCAAATGACGGATATACATATTTAGAACCTGAATTTATACCGGCTAAAAATGTAATCACATATTGGACGAAGAACAGACCAACACAAATCAGGGAAATGTGTGATGTAGCACCCACCGTAACACGTATCAGAGATACTAATGAATTCATGAATGCTGTATCTGTTAAAGAGCGTATTGCTGCCTGTTTAGCGGTGTTCATAAAAAAGCAGATACCGACAAGCGGACTGGGCAGAAACTACGCAGCTCCTGTTAATTCATTCAGTTATGACGGAAAGACCATCGCTCCGGGTATGATTAAGGAATTGAATGCAGGCGATGAAATTCAGGTGGTCAATCCGTCCGGGCAGTCCACCGATGCGGCACAGTTTATTAAATTGCAGCAAAGGCTGATTGGTGCAGGTCAAGGGTTAAGCTACGAAGCAACAAGCAGAGATATGTCCGAAAGCAACTACTCATCTGCTCGTCAGGGAATTATTGAGGACGGCGAAACATATACGGAAGATATTGAACTCGTGGAAGAATTGCTGGATGAAATATATGAAAGTTTTGTTATATCAGGTGTTCTTTGCGGTTTGTTTGTTATTCCTGATTTTTGGGAAAACAAGGATAACTATTTTGAGCATCAATGGTTTAAGGCTTCAAAGCCGTGGATTGACCCTGTAAAAGAGTCAAATGCAAATAAGATTGCATTACAAACATGCCAAAAGACATTCAAAGAAATCTGTGCTGAAAACGGCAAGGATTGGCGAAAACAGCTTGAAGATACCTTTGAAGTTTTGGAATTTGCAAACAAAAAAGGTTATGAGATGGGAGGTGTAATATTTGGACAGAATAAGAAAAACGCTCAAAATGTGCAAAATTCCGATGATGATTCGCAGTCAAGAACAGACAGCAGCGCAGACGGAAAAGGCACAGGCAAGAACTCCGCCGATGAATAATCGCAGAGAACTTTATGCTGAAATCCGAGCAAAGGATGATGACGAGAATAGCAGAAGATTTATACTCAGCTTTTCAAGCGAAGAGCCGTATGAAAGATGCTGGGGTTCTGAAATCCTCGATCATGCCGATGGTGCTATTGACCTTACAAGACTTAATTCAATAGGTGTTGTTCTTTTCAACCACAAAAGGGATTATGTCATCGGTAAGGTAATTAAAGCATGGGTTGAAAATAACAGAGGATATGCAGAAATTGAGTTTGATAATGATGCCGATTCCGAACTAATCTATCAGAAAGTCAAAAGCGGAACGCTCAAAGGTGTTTCAGTAGGTTATTGTATTGACAGCATTGAAGAAGTGGGGGCAAACAAGACATCTGCTGACGGCAGATTTACAGGTCCTTGCTACATTGCGAGAAAATGGCAGCCCTATGAAATATCTATTGTCAGTGTACCTGCTGACGAAACAGTTGGAGTAGGCAGAAATGCTGAATTTATCAATTTGCAGTCGCCTGCAAAATCAAAAGGCGATACATTAAGTGTTGTAGATGCAACACTTCAGATTAACAAAAACTTAAATCTTATATAAGGAGGATTTATTAAAATGAACAGAAGACAGCAGAGAACACAGAAAATGCTCAGGCAGCAGACTATCAGAGATGCCGCAAAAGCCGAGAGCAGAGATTTAACGGCGGAAGAGCAGACGGAGTTTGATAATCTTCAAAGAGATATCGAACGCTTAACAGGTGAGATTGATGCCGGTCTTGATGATGAACCGGGCAATCCTGAACCTGAAGATGCAGATGCAATCAGAAATGCAGCAATTACAGCAGAACGCTCAAGAATTGCAGACATCAATTCCCTTTGCAGAAGTTTTGATGTTGAACCTGAACAGTTCATCGCAAACGGAAACAGCATTGACGAGGTAAGAGCAGCAGTTCTTACACAGCTCAGTGCAGGCAGAGGTCAGAATCCGCTTAATACAGCAGGTACACTCTCTATTGAAACTGATGAAAGCACAAAATTCAGAGCGGCTGCTTCCGATGCTCTTGTTTTAAGAGCAGGACAGAGTGTTGAAAATCCGGCTGAAGGTGCAAGAGATCTTCGTGGAATGAGCCTGCGTGACCTTGCTATTGAATGTTTGGTTAGAGAGGAAGGCGAAAACGCAACATCACTTCTCCGAATGACACCTGATGATATGTATTCAAGACTTACAAGAGGCTTTTTCAATCCAACGGCGGCATTCCCAGCAATACTTGATTCAAGTATCGAAAAGAGTATTGTTGATATTTACAATCATACTGATGCGACATTTCCTTTGTGGACAACTGAAGGTACACTCAAAGATTTTAAGCCTACTTCTGACCATGAGTATTTGCTTGGCGGTCTCGGTGATTTTGAAAAAGTTCCTGAAAACGGTGAACTCAAGAATGATGTTCCGTCAACAGATTTGCTTCCAACAAGAAAACTTGATACATACGGAAAACAGTTTTCAATGACTCGTCAGGCTTTCATTAACGATGATATCGGCTTTATTACCAAGATACCGGGTCTTTATGCTCGTAAGGGCAAAATGACTATTGAAAAACAGGTTTACAGCATTCTTTTCAATAACAGCAAGATTTTTGATGGTATAAGTCTTTTTGATAAAAAACATAGCAACATCATTGCATCTGGTTCAGCTCCTACGGTTGAATCACTTCAGATGGCGATTCAGATGGCTCAGCTTCAGAAAGACCCATTCGGCGATCCAATATATGTTACTCCAAAATATATCCTTGTGCCAGTCGGTTACTCAATGGCTCTCAAGGTTATTCTTCGCAGTACACATTTGCCGAATTCAAATAACAATGATATTAACCCACTTTATAATGAACCACTTACAGTTATTGAAGTTCCTATGCTGAATATGCTTGCCGGCGAAAATGCTATTCCGTGGTTCCTTGTAGCTGACCCTGCAAGTGCAAAATCAATTCAGGTTGATTATCTTAATGGTAATAAAATGGCAACATTCAGAAGAAGCGAAAAGGCAGGTACTCTTGGCTTTATTTGGGATATTTATCATGATTGGGGTATTACCGCTGTTGATTGGAGAGGTATTGTCCGTAACAATGGTACAAAATTATCATTAGGAGGTAATTAAAAATGAGTAAGGCTACATATTGGCAGAGAGGTGAAACTCTCGACTTTACAAATGCAACGAATGCAACAATTGAAGCAAACACAATTATGGCCGTGGGCGACATTGTAGGTGTTGCAGGTACTGATATTGAACCGGGCGAAACTGGTTCACTCCATATTGCCGGTGTATTCAAAATGCCTAAAGCAACCGCATCAGAAGTTGTTGCAATGGGCAAAAAAGTGTATTTCAGTGCAGCAGGCATTACAGCAACTGCAAGCGGTAATACTTATGCAGGTATTGCAGCAGCTGCGACCGCAGCAACAGATGCAAATATTCTTGTAAGGCTTGGATAAGAGAGGTGCTTGAAATGGCAAAAAGACTTATAGCCACAAGACGAATACTCTATAAATCCGTGAACTATATACCCGGTGATGTTCTTCCAGCCGATACTGATATGAACGATGCATGGCTTCGTTCAGGCAGTGCTGTGTATGAGGATGAACTTACACCGAACAAGATCTTGAAAGCAGCACCTGCCTCTGCACAGGCAGGTGCTGAGGGTATAAATACGGTTAATGCAGAAACGGATGACACCTTAATCGGCCAAGTTCCTTTAACAGAAACTCGCAAAAAAGAGCCTGCGAAAAGGAAAACAGCCAAGAAAAGAGTAACCGGTGAGTAGCCCATTCAAAAATGTTGTGCAGAACGATATAAAAAACTGCTTTCTTAATTTAGATGAGTTTGCAGATATTCACTCGGTTAATGATAAATCAATGCCGGCAATGCTGGATGATAATGAGGCGAGCGACAGAGAAATCAAGTACATAGGTTATGGCAACAATGGTATGTACCAGCAGAAAAAACTACTCTATGTCGCTGCTTCGGATTATGGTAATATGCCGGCAGCAGGCAATGCACTGAAATTGGATGGTCAGATGTACCGCATTTTTGATGTTTCATCAGAGAGCGGTATATATGCTATTACACTGGAGGCTTGGGATAATGGTAGTAATCGAGGTAGACGATAGACTAAGTTGTGTAGAAAAAAGACTTGGCAATCTTTCGGACAAAGCACCTAAAGTTATTTGCAAGGCCATAAATGAAACTGCTAAATGGGCGAGAAAAGAACTCGCTAAGGAAGCACAAAAGGCATACTTGGTTAAATCAGGTCAATTCAATAAGAATATGAAAATTGAAAATGCCAGATATTCAAATCTTGAAGCCACTATCAAGAGTGAAGGTGAAACAATGGAATTGTTTGCCTTTAAATATTCTGTCGGTAAAAAAGCAACCAAAGCACAAGTAATAAAATCAGGAAGTCTGAAAAAACTTGAAAAATCAGGCATAAAAGCCTTTGTTGCAAAGTTTGCTTCAGGTCATAAAACCATTGCACAGCGACAAGGCGAAGATAGACTTCCGATTAAGGTGCTTTTTTCAAACTCCATTCCTAAAATGTTAGGTAATGAAAAACGAGTCTATGGAATTGTTGAGCCACAGATAGAAAGCGAACTTGACAAACGGATTGAGAAGCACATCAAGAAAGTTTTGGAGGGATATGAATAATGACACCGCTTAGTTTACAGAAAGCATTAAAAGAGGATTTGCAGAGCCTTTTTGACGGTTTTATAGAGCTTAAGCAAGATTGTACAGCAGGCAAGTTGAAAGTCTATGAAAATTCAGCACCTATACAGATGGATAATCAAAATGAAGATGATATATATCCGTATATTGTTGTAAGACTTACAGGCGGCGAAGTGCCTGAAAGTTATGATGATTTTTCAACTGCAAATATTGTTGTTTTAATTGCATACTATGACCCTGATTTGAGTAATGACGGCAATAAGTATGTAATGACAGCAATTCACAGAATAATCGAAAGATTCCGAAAGAATTCTTTACTTGCAAATATGTACAATCAAACAGGCAATATAGAGTGGACAATGAGCGATGAAGATACATATCCTTACTTTTTTGGTGGTATTCAAATGACATTCACATTGCCAAAAATTGAAAGAGAGAGTGATTATTGTTGAGTAAAAGAACAAAGCAGCCGGTAAATGATTCGGGACCGTTAATGTATATCGGACCTACCATTCCCGGCTTGGTTGCAACAGCAACTGTATTTAACAATGGCATTCCTGAAGCCTTTACTGCCAAGGCTCAGGAGTGCCTTTCTTTATCTGAACTTTTAGTTCCGATTGATAAAGTGGCAGACAAAACAAAAGAAATTCAAAAAGGCATAGGTGCAACTTCGGTATTTTATCAGAGAGTATGTGCCTATTTTCTTGAAAAAGGGAGGTAAAAACAAATGGCATATCAGCATGGTATAGACATTAAAGAAAATGCAACCAGTATATCTGCACCAATTACAGGCACTGCCGGACTTCAGGTTGTATTTGGTACTGCGCCTGTAAATTTGCTTGCTGACCCTTATTCAGCAGTGAATAAACTGATTATAGCGTATTCGCTTGCAGATGCAGTTGCAGGCTTGGGATATAGCACTGATTACGAAAATTATACACTTTGTCAGAGTATGGATGCTAATTTCAAACTCTTTGGTGTTGCTCCTGTAATCTTCTGCAATGTCCTTGATCCTGCAAAACACAAAACAACGCAGGAAGAAACCGAATGCGAATTATCAGGCGGTCAGGCTACTTTGAAAGTTACAGGAATGTTGCTTGATACAGTAGTAGTCAAAGCAGGTGATACAAGAATCAGTAATGAAAATTATATTACAAGTTTTGATAATAACGGATATGTTGTTGTTACTTTAACAGCAGCAGGTCAGACAGCTGTTACAACAGGTACACTCAAAATAAGCGGTGAAAAACTTGACCCAGCAGCAGTAACAGCAACAGATATAATCGGTGGTTATGACTCAGTAACTGGCAAAGAAACAGGAATTGAACTTGTTCGTCAGGTATATCCAAAATTCAGTATGACACCGGGATTACTTCTTGCCCCCGGATGGTCACATGATGCTTCGGTTGCGACCACACTTGCGGCTAAGTGTAATGAAATTAACGGTGTTTTCACTTGTGAATGTCTTATTGACATATCAACTGAAAACGCAAGGAAATACACGGATGTTGGAGCAGAAAAAGAGAACATTGCTTGTATTAGCAAGCACGCTATTCTCTGTTGGCCTATGGCAGAGTATAAGGGTAAAATCTTTTATCTTTCATCTGTTCTTGCTGCATGTATTGCACATACAGATATCAGTAACGATGATGTTCCAAATCTTTCGCCGTCAAATATTCCGATGCCGATTTCAGGTGCAGTTCTTCAAGATGGTACAGAGATACTTCTCGATCAGATACAGGCAAATGATTTGAATGCAATTGGAGTGGTTACTGTTCTTAATTCAAACGGATGGAGAAGCTGGGGAAACAATACAGCTTGCTATCCAGATAATATTGATCCGAAAGACAGATGGATTGCTTGTCGCAGATTTTTCAGTTGGCACGGTAATACATTTATTCGTTTGTATGGCGAAAGAGTGGACAGCCCTGCAAATTATCGTCTTATTGAAAGTTTGGTGGATGATGAAAATGTCAGGGGCAACAGTCTTGTATCACAGGGTAAGGCAGCAGGTATACGCATTGAATATAATGCTGATGAAAATCCTGCAAAACAGGTTATTGACGGAAAGATTAAATTTCATCAGTATCTTGCTCCATATACCCCGGCTGAATATATCGAAAATACGCTTGAATTTGACAGAAGTATGCTTGAGGCAGCACTTTCAGGAGGTGAAGAGTAATGAATATGTCTGAAATTCTTAATAATTTTAATGCATATTTGAAAGGCAAGAAATTGATAGGCTGCACTTCTGAATTTACTCTTCCTGACATTGAAACAATGACGGAAACTGTAAATCTTTTAGGTTTACTTGGCGAAATTGAAGTACCGGCAGTCGGTCAGTTTTCAAATATGGAAATGGATATTCCATTCTTAAACCTTGCAGATGATATCTATACATTTTTCAATGTTGGAGGTGGAGTTAGTCTTACTCTCAGAGGTGCAATGCAGGTTGTAAACCCTGCAAATGGTGCAAGGTCTTTTGTACAGTTAAGAATTGTTATAAAAGGAGTTGCAAAAAAGATAACTGGCGGAACTTTGAAACAGGGCGCACCGGGCAATCCGTCTGTTTCAACAACAGTTAATTATATTCTTATTGAATATGACGGACAGAAGAAACTCGAAATTGATAAATATAATGGTGTTTACAAAGTAAACGGTAAAGATATTTTATCAGATGTAACAAAAATGTGCTAAGGAGGATATAAAAAATGAGTGAAACATCAGAAATCAAAACAAGCGAAGTGAATGACGAGGAAATCGAACTTGTTATCAAATTCAAAAAGCCATATAAGTTTGAGGGTAAAGAAATCAGCGAAATTGACCTTACAGGACTTGAAAATATAACTGGTAACGATATGGTTCAGGTCAACAAGACTCTCAGCAGACAGGGACAGGTCCCTATGCTTCAGGAAATGCAGCTGGAATATGCACAGGAAATGGCGGCGAGAGTGACAGGGATTCCTGTTGAATTCTTCAAGGGTCTTTCAGCTAAGCATTCAATGAAACTGAAAAATACAGTTTCAAATTTTATGTATGGCGAAGAATAACAACTTGGTCAACCTCTGATATTCGTAAATTAGCAATAAATCTTTCTATGTTTTTAAGGACAGGCTTTGATTATTTAATCGAGAGCCTGTCTATTTTTGAACTCATAGAACTTGCAGAGGAGGCTAAAGAAATCAGTGAGCGGACAAAGTAAAGAAATGAAACTTGCAATTAAAATTGCAGGTAAAGTTGATTCTTCGCTTAAATCCGGACTCTCTTCTGTTAAATCAGGTATTAAAGGAATAGCAAAAATAGCCGCTACCGCTTGCACCGCTGCCGCCACAGCAGTGGCAGGTCTTGGGGTGGCTGCAATTAATGTGGGCAAAGAGTTTGAAAGCTCAATGTCACAGGTTGCTGCAACTATGGGACTTGATAAAACAAGTAAAGAGGGGCAAGATGCAATGGCCACACTTGAAAAAGCCGCCAAGGATATGGGTGCTACAACAGCATTTTCAGCATCCGAGGCGGCTGAAGGTTTGAATTATCTTGCTCTTGCTGGCTATACTGCTCAACAAGCTTCAGATGCTCTTCCTTATACTCTTAAACTTGCAGGCGCAGGTGCTATGGAACTTGCTGATGCTTCTGATATGGTTACTGATGCAATGTCGGCATTGAAATTAACATCAGAAGATGCTGAAGTGCAATTAAAAAATTTGGATATGTTTTCAAATCAACTTGCAAAGAGTGCATCAACAACAAATACAAGCGTAGCACAATTGGGTGAGGCCATTCTTACTGTCGGCGGAACGGCCGCAAATATGGCAGGCGGAACGGCAGAACTTAATGCAGCACTCGGTGTGCTTGCGAATAATGGTATCAAAGGTGCTGAGGGCGGTACTGCTCTGCGTAATATGATTTTATCGTTGTCAGCACCAACTGATAAAGCAGCAGGCGAATTGAAAAAATTAGGTGTATCAGTTTATGATGCACAGGGCAATATGCGTTCAATCAACGATATTTTTGTTGATATGCAAAAGGGCATGAAAGGTATGTCACAAGAGCAGATAGACAGCGTATTTGCTTCAATTTTCAATAAGCGTGATCTTAAATCCGCAAGAGCAATGATGGCTTCTTGTGGTGATTCTTTTGAGAAACTTGAAAAGACTATTTCAAATAGTGCCGGTGCTTGTGACAAGATGTATGAAACGCAGCTTGATAATCTTGAGGGCGATATATCAATATTCAAATCTGCGCTTGAAGGTTTGGGTATTGAGGTTTACCAAAATATCGGCGGCGGTGTAAGAGATGCTGTTCAACTTGGAACGGAGTGCCTTAATGACTTAAATACAGCCTTTCAGGAAGGCGGTTTGTCAGGTCTTATCGGTGCAGTCGGCGGTGTATTAAGCAAACTTGTTGATTACATAGCAGATGTCGGGCCTAAGCTTGTAGATGCAGCAATTAACCTGATAGGCTCTTTTGTTGAGGGGCTGAGAGGTTCTTCCGATAAAATTGCCGATTCAGGCATGAGCATAGTCAAAAAGTTAATTGACGGAATTATGCAGATAGGTCCGGAAATTATCTTTTTATTTGTGGATTTATTTATATCTGCAACATCAGCACTTGCCGCTGAATTACCGGGAATGATAACTTCAATTATATCAGGGTATGATACTCTTTATTCAGGTCTGATTGATATGCTCCCGGCACTACTTGATGTTGGTATGCAGTTATTGCAAGCCCTTGTTGAGGGTATTGTTCAGGCAATACCGCAATTATCAACATCTGCATCAAGTCTGATATCGCAGTTATGTACATTCATAAATGAAAATCTGCCGGCATTCTTACAGGTGGCAATCAGCCTTGTGTCTGAATTGATATATGGAATTATGCAGGCATTACCGCAGTTTGTTCAGTCCGGTATGCAGATTATCAATACTTTGGTTGCTTGTATTCTTCAAAATCTGCCGATTATTATATCCGCAGGAGTACAACTCATATATGCAATAGTAAATGGTCTGTTGAATAACCTTGACCAACTGATCGCTGCAGCATTAACTCTTGTAAGTGAATTGGTAGCAGGTCTACTTCAAAATCTGCCTATGCTTATCAGTTGTGCAATAAATCTTATTATTGCATTAGCAGGAGGTCTTGTTCAGGCTATTCCTCAGTTAATCGCTGTAATACCTCAGCTGATTTTCGCAATAATAAATGGATTTGCTGAAACTGATTGGGCAAGTATAGGTAATGACATAATTCAAGGTATTATTAATGGATTTCTTGGAATGTGGGATTCACTTAAAGAAACTGCTACTAATATATGGAACAGTATCAAGAGTATTTTTAGCAGAAAAGTTGAAACGAATGTATCGGTTAACAGTTCGGTAAGTGGTGCAGCACACGCAGCAGGCGGTGTGTTTACCAAACCAACGCTTTTACAGTCTGTTAATAATGCAAATCACCTTGTAGGCGAAGCAGGACCTGAGGCAATCTTGCCGCTTAATTCGTTATGGTCAAATATGAGTACAATGTTTGATCCTGCTTTTGCAAGTGTCAATTCTAAACTTGCCACACTTGCAAATTCAATCGGTGGGAGCGGAAAATCAGGACCGGACAATAATAATTCCGGCGGTGATGGTTCAATTGTATTTTCGCCGACAATTATTATTCAGGGCAATGCTGATAAAGGTGAAGTTGAAAAGGCAACAAAAATGAGTTTTGAGGAATTCAAGAAACTCTACAAGCAGATGAAGAAAGAAGAAGAGAGAGTAAGATTTTAGGGAGTGAAAAAATGGCAGCAAAATATACAACAGTTCAGGGCGATACATGGGACTTAATAAGTTACAAGGTTTATGGCTCTGAAAAATACATAGGTAATTTAATGCAGGCAAATTTTGCATTGCTGGATTATACAGTATTTCCATCCAGTGTAAAAATTATTGTGCCGGCACTCCCTCTTGAAGAAACGGACGATGCTCCGGAGTGGAGGACTTTAGATGAGTAGCAATACAGGCAGAAAAGCCATTGTAATATTAAAAAAACAAGGCAGTAAAAAAGATTTGGATTTGTCTGATTATCTGGAGTCTTTCACTTTTACGGATGTAGCAGCAGGGTCAAGCGATTCAATATCACTTGACCTTGAAAATATCAGTAAGAAATTTCTTGATTCTTGGCTGCCTAAAAAAGGCAATGTGTTTATTCCAAAAATAAAACTTTGTGATTGGGAAAAGGACGGAAAAAATCAAGTGATTCTATGTGGTAAATTTACATTGGATGATTTCAGTGTATCAGGCCGTCCACTGTCTGCTACATTAAATGCAGTATCAGCACCTGTTAACAGTGCATTTACAACAAAGCAAAGAACAAAGACTTGGAAATCAATAACTGTACAGCAGATTGCAAAGGTTATTGCATCAAGATATAAATTAAAACTTGTTTATGATGCTTCTAAAATTTCAATATGTTCTTTGGAGCAGAATAGTACCGCTGACAGTTCTTTTTTGAATGGTATTTGCGAAGATTATGCTCTTGCAATGAAAATCTTTGCAGATAAACTTGTTATTTACAGTAAAGCGAAATATGAAAGCAAAAAAGCTGTGAAAGTAATCAATGAATCAGATATGCTTAACTGGTCATATAACACTACCTTGGCAGGTACTTATACAGGATGTAAGTATTCGTATACAAATCCAAGTAATAACGATACAGTAACGATTAATGTAGGTAAAGGCAGCAGGTGGCTGACCGCAAATGGGGAAGCAAGTTCAAAGGCTGATGCTCAAAAAAGAGCATATGCAGCAGTCAACAATTCAAATGAGGGAATGACTGAACTTTCTTTTACTATTCCTGCAGACCCTAAAATTATAGCCACTGCAAACATTAAGATTACAGGATTGGGGAAACTCAACGGAAAATACTTTATTGAACAAGTCAATCTTTCTGTTGGTGGAAATGGCGGTTCTGTTATGAATGTAAAAACACATAAAGTTCAGCAGAGATTACCAAAATCATAGTGAAAGGACATGAGAATATGTGGAAAGGTCCGGAGATAAGGCTTGGTCAGGTATCAACGGTTGATTATACCAATGGAATGGTAAGCGTTCGATATACTGATCTTGATAATTCTGTTACAAACAAAATGCCAATGTTATCCTTTAATGGTGAATACAAAATGCCGAATGTTGATGATACTGTTGTCGTACTTAAATTATCTAATGGTTCATCAGTTGGCATTATACTTGGCGCTTTTTGGAATACAACAAATAAACCTGTTGTAGCAGGTAAGAATGTGTATCACAAAGAAATATCAGATAAGGCTTATATGGAGTATAAAGATGGTTGTTTGTTGATACACGCACCAAGTATCAGATTTGAAACTGATACAGGTATAAATGAAATTTAAGGCGAAAGGGTGATGCAGCTATGGCAAAAGTCGGTAGTTGGGGCAAAGATATTGTTTTTAGTGTAGATGATAAAAAAGTATTTACACCATCGACTTTTGAACGCTCCGGCTCTGCAAGGTGGGCAAACCATGAAATCATAGGTAGCAAACCTAAAAGTGAATTTTTAGGACCTGGTACTGACCAAATTCAGATGGATATTACACTTGATGTTAGACTCGGCATAAGACCGGTTAAAATGATTGAAAAACTGAAAGAGGCAAAAGATACCGGAAAAAAGAATACTTTGATGATAGGCACTACCAAAATAGGAAAATACAAGTGGTATATTGAGTCTATGAGCGATAAGTGGGAAACCGTTTACTCAAAAGGTCAACTTGCAAAAGCCAAAGTATCGCTTACTTTCAAAGAATACAGGTAAGGAGTTGATGTGTTATGAATATAACTGATTCCATAGTTGTAATTTCTACCGATGATGAAAGTACGGTCTTTTTGAGATTTGCAAAGGAAAGTCTTGAGGTTTTGATATCAACACCGGAGGGCACAGCACCTCTTGATAGAAATTTTGGACTTGACCAGTCCTTTCTTTCTTTACCTCCTGAAACTGCAAAAACATTATTTGCACAGGAACTTATTGAAAAAGCAGAAATATATATTCCTGAAATAAGTGTTACCGAAGTTGAAAGCCAAGTGGATAGCAATGGAAACATTCAGTCGATAATTACAGTTTGCAGAAATATGGAGTATGAAGAAAATGAGGATGAAGATGGGGATTTAAGCACAGAAGAAGATTCCTATTACTATGATGACCAAGACCCTGATGCTGATAATTTCATTGAAGGAGATGAAGATATATGATTGAAGAACTTAAAAATCTGCCTGACATCAGTTTTATTGACAAAATGACAATAGAGGATGTTCAGTCTTTTTTAATATCTAAATACGAACAGAAATATGCTGAGCTTTCAGAAAGAGATAGTTATTCTCTTCCTAAAGCAAGTATTTACAGAATAATTCTTAATGCCAATGCAGAATTGATATATCAAGCACTTCAATATATTGACAGAGCCGGAAAGCAAAATATGTTGAAAGATACCTATGGCGAGTTTTTAGATAATCTTGCCGCACTCAAAGGTGTGAAAAGAAATCCAGCACAATCAGCTACAGTGACTATGCGTTTTTCATTGGAAAGTGCCAGAGGCTCGGCAACAGGTATTCCGGCAGGTACAAGAGTATCTGATGGAGGTGATGTCTATTTTTCAGTTCCTGAATATACAGAAATTCCACCCGGTGAATCATTTGTTGATTGTAAGGTGAAATGTCTTGCAGCAGGTAAGTCAGGAAATGGATTTGCTGTTGGTGAAATTAATGTTTTAGTTGATCCTGTTATGTATATAGACAGCGTTATTAATATTGATGAGTCTGCCAATGGAGCAGATGTGGAAACAGATGATGACTTGCGAAAAAGAGTCTTTTATGCACCTTCTGCTTATAGTTGTGCTGGGCCTATAGATGCTTATGTTTATTGGGTTAAATCTTTTTCAAATAATATAGCGGATATTGGTGTAACAACTGAAGAAAGCACAGCGACTGTTGAAATAAGAGTATTGCTTGAAGATGGAAAATTACCTGATGAAAGTTTTCTCAATAGTCTGTATGAATATATCAGTGCAGATGATAAAAAACCATTGACAGACCTTATAAGAGTATCTGCTCCTGTTCCTTTTGAGTATAGTATTAATTTTAAATACTTCATAAATCAAAGCGATAAGACACAGGCATCAATGATACAGGCAGCAGTCATTACGGCTGTCGAAAAATATAAGCGTTGGCAAAATGGTAAAATCGGTAGAGATATTAATCCGGACAAACTTAATGAGTTAGTTATGGCAGCAGGTGCAAAAAGAGTTGAAATAATATCTCCTGTATATTCTGAAATAAGTGATGATAAAGTCGCATCACTTAGCAGTGAAGATGCAATAAAGATTGAATATGGAGGTCTTGAAAATGACTAAACTTCAAGAAGCCAGTCTTTATGAAATACTGCCTTTTAATATAAAAAGTGAAAATATCGAAGTACAAGCTTTGAGTTATGCTATTCAACAGACCATTTCAATGCTTTGCAAATTTTCAGATGGTGTTAGGGTAATGGCTGTTATTGATGATATGCCTGAAAAAGTAATTGATAATCTTGCAGTTGAACTAAATCTGCCCTGCTATCATCCTGAATCAAATCTTAATGTTAAGCGTGCTTTAGTTAAAGATGCTTTTGTATGGCATACCATAGCTGGAACAGCAGCGGCAATAAGAAAATACTTTTCAACAATAAGTCAAGATACTGATATACAAGAATGGTTTGACTATGGTGGAGATCCATATCATTTCAGAATTGTAGCAGCTGTTTCGGAGGGGCAAGAAGTTAATGAAGAAATGTTAAAAGATATAGGTGTTCAGATTGAGCGGTTAAAAAATGCACGATCAGTTTTGGACGAGGCTTTGATTGTAAAAGAGCATAATCATAATGCTTCACAGAGTTTTGCTATATGTACAGTTGAAATTAAAGAAAGGTCACTCGGTGAGTATCAGGGCGCAAGTTATTGGATTGATAAAGAAAATGGAGCTGTGTTTTTGTCAGCAAATAAAGATGTGTTTTTTTCTGATAAGAACGGGGATATATTTGCAATTAACGGAGGTGGAAGATAATGGATTTTATTCCGATTATGACGGAGCAAGGCAACCAAATTGCAGTTCAAACACTATTTGAAACTGGTGATATTGAATTTACACGAATTGAAATCGGTTCGGGGAGAAATGCATATCCTGAAAAATCAACAGCACTTAACAATGCAGTTATAAGCGGACAATTTTTAGGATGTGAAAGAAAAGATAATACAGCGATATTAAAATTTACATTCGATAACAGGCAAGTTACAGAATCATTTAACTGGACTGAATATGGAGTGTGGGCTAAATTCAAAAATCAGTCAGATGAAACAAAAGAAGTGCTGTATGCCTATGGTTGTACAAACGAAACTGGCGATAAGATACCGGCATTTGTTGGCGGTTCATCTTATTTAAAAAATAACCTTAATATGGTGGTGGCTATTGGCAATGCAAATAATGTTAGTGCGTACTTAGGTGAATATGAAGATTATCTGAGCAAAGAGGATTTTCAAACTCATCTGAATGATAAGAGCAATCCCCATATTGTAACCAAGGAACAAATCGGACTTGGTTCTGTTGAGAATGTTTCTGTAAGTGATGCGATTCCGTTATTCGATAAAGAGATATTGAACACAATCACAAGTGATTCCAAAAAATATAATTTGCAGCAAGGCGAGAAAGTATCAATATTATGGGCAAAGACAGGAAGAGCAATCTCAGATTTATTTTTGCATTTGCAGAATTATAAAAATCCTCATAATGTTACTTTAGAACAACTTACGGGGGTATCATCATTAAATGCATTATTGAAGAAAATAATAACTGATGGAAATCAGCATATTGAGCTTCGTAACGGAAGATACATAAAAGGACAGTCAACTGATGGTAAATCACATACTCTTATTGGACTTGGTACAGATAATAATGTGTTTGTCGGAAATAATGAATCATTATATACACACTTGCATGCTAAGAGCAATATATGTATGAAAGTTGAAGATAGTTCTCAAAATGGAGCATATTGGAGAATTAATGAATCAGGTGTTCTTTTTCCATATTTGATACCAAAAGGAAGTTCAACAACCCAGCAGAACAATAACTCCAGTCTTGGTATATCTTCAAGAAGAGTAGGAACTGTATATGCAACAAGGGCATTAAATACATCAGATGCTAAACTGAAGGAAAACATTAATGATGCTGAAATCGGTTTAGAAATACTTAAAAGACTTTCAATAGTGCAGTTCAATTTTATAGGCGAAAAGGATGTTAAGTGTGGAGTAATTGCACAAGAGGTCTTTAAACTGTTTCAGGAACTGGGTATCCATAATTCAGGTGTGTATCAAGCGAGTGTTATTCATGATGAATTTGTTGAAACGATAGATAAAGATGGTCAAACTATTCGTATTCCTAAAATAATACCTGAGCTTGAAAATCTTTCTGATGATGAAATTTTAAAGCATTCTGATAGCGAAATAACATGGAATGTTGACTACAACACACTTACATATTATTGCCTTGCTGGTTTTCAAAAATATATGCAGGAAACAAGCAGCAGGCTGTCAGAGATAGAAAAAGAGGTGTTCAAAAATGAATGAATTAAAAAGGATGCGGCTCTATGATGTTGAAAGTCAAGAACTTGTTTCTGATAATGATTCTGTTCTTATAGCTCGACCAAAGGATAATGACGGCGAAATAATAAAAGTTCCAGTTAGCAGTATTTTCTCAAAATGTATTGGGAATATTTCCCTCGCTGATATAAAAGCACAGCAAGCTTTACACGGAGGCAAACTCAAGGACATAGTAGTCATTAAAACAATAGAGGAATATGAGAGCTATTTCGGTGATGAGGAAAATTTCACAAGCCTTATCGAAAGTATGCAGGAGGGTGAATATATTCTTATGTTCATCCTTGACTGTGACTTAGGCGATGGCGAAAGAATAACAGCCATTTCAACTATTGTTAAGGAAAATGATAATCTTGAATTGTATGACGGCTTTTCAACAGAAGTCATAGACGAAAAGATTTATACCGCATTGCTGCCGATTACCAAGCAGCTTGAAGCCATAACACCGACAATAAATACAAAGCAAGATGTTTCTTTTACTTTGGAACACAATTGTGAATACCGCAGACCTGAAACCGAATTGTTCGGTAGTACGGCTTGGTTACAGATGATGTTACCTATAAATATTCCTGATGACTATATATCAAGCCTTGTGTTCAATAGTGGTGCAGACGCAAGAACAATTAGCTATCCCCACGAAATCATATTTACCGGTGATGATGTTATTGACAATGTGTTTGTACCTGCCGCAAACACAACATATAACGTGATGTTCTGGTATGACGGGATTAACGTCAATGCAGTATCGAGAGGTGTGCCTTATGCTCAGGAGTAAATTAAGAGCTATGCTCTCAGCCAAGCCGATGTATCAGCCGCTGGCCTACATAGAAAGCACAGGAAAACAGGTTATTGAAACCGCTATGAAGCCGTCAAACAATTTAACTGTGTTTATGGATTTTCAGTTGACACAAACAACGTATGAAGGCAGTAACAGATTTTGCTGTGCATATTATGCAGACGGTCACAGGTACAGACCATTGAAAATATATAACAATCGTTTTCAGATACAGAAAATGAGCGGATATGCTTCCTCGGTAGAAATGAAAGTCGATACAAAACGGCATACACTGTTGTTCAATGATACAAACGGCAATGTGATATGGGACGGTGTAAATAAGGGTCAGGTATATAAGGCAATAGCACCGCCGAATGATGTGGGAGTCGGAGTGTTCGGTCAGTGTTGTCTGAAAACGTCGTCACCGAATTATTCTGCTGATTCGCTTGTAAATATGAGGCTCTATGAGCTTATCGGCTATGATAAAGCAAGCGGTGAAGAAATTTATCACGCAGTGCCTGTGCTGGATAATAATGGAGTAGCTTGCTTGTATGATAAAGTAAGCAAAAAATTTGAGTATGACATCATAGGAGAGGAGGCATTCAGCTATGCTGTATAAATTCATAAGCGAAACAGAAATAGAAAAAGCACCGCCGTACATAAAGGAAAACGGCACGGTAACAAGCAATCCGCCTGAGGACAGGCTCAGGGAATTAGGCTACAAGGATTTAATCGTTGAGTCTTGCCCTGAAACACAGGAGGGCTGTTACAGATTGCCGATATATATGGATGGTGAGGTTATTACGCAAATGTGGAGTGAGGAGGTTGAAGAAAATCAGTAATGATGTTATTGTGGCTCTGCTGGGAATGGCAGGTACAATCATAGGGTCTTTCATCGGTGTTATTGCATCCTCAAAACTGACAAATTTCAGGCTTAAGCAGCTTGAACAGAAGGTGGATAAGCATAACAATTTTGCTGAAAGAATACCCGTAGTTGAGGAAAAAATAAAGGTCCTCAACCATAGAGTAGAGGACCTTGAAAAACTGAATATGTAAAACTATCGTATGTTGACAGCAAATGTTGAATATTGTATAATTACATATGGTAGATAAAGGCATCCGTAATACGGTAGGCGGTGAAATCTTGCCCTCGAAAGGGGGCGTTGCCAATGGAACAGTATGTATATATCATTTTAATTCTGATATTCGCAACAGGTTACATAACGGTAATTAAAAAGAAATAGCCGCCCCGTCCTGAGAAAACGAGCGGCTATTAGCTTATACTCGGGGCATCACCGTCTATCCGGTATAAGCCCTTTATCTATCATTATAATATCATATTCAACAAAGCTTGTCAACAGTACCTAAAAGGTGCTGTTTTTTTATTTTATCTAAAAGGAGAATGACTATGAAAATCACAAAAGACACAATAAACAGAACCGTGCTGCTTGCATCAGCACTGATTAACCTTATTTTAAACGCAATGGGCAAAAATACTTTGCCTTTTACAAACGATGAAATCAGCGAGGCAATCTCTGTTCTGTTCGCAGTAATCACCTCGGTTATTGCCTGGTGGAAAAATAACAGCTTCACCCCTGCCGCACAAAGCGGTGACGAGCTGATGAACGCACTGAAAATCGGCGGTGAGGGCAGCAATCTGATGTATTACAACCAGAACAATTACAGCAATGTCAAGTATGACAATCCGAATACAAGCAAGATTGAAACAATCAGCTCAAGCGGATGCGGTGTTGCGGCTGCCTGCATTGTATTTAATACACTTGCAGGCAAGGAACTTTACTCTGTTAAAGCTATGGCAGACCTGAGCCTCAGAAACGGTGCGAGAGATAATTCAGGCACAAATATGCTGACACTCCTCAAGGCTCTGTGCCGAGAGAACAAGGCATTTACATACAAGACCACAAACAGTATTGACGAACTCAAAAAGCACCTCAAAAATGGCGGTATGGCTATCGCAAATCAAGGCGACTGCTACAATGTGTTCAGCACTGCAGGTCACTACATTGTGCCCTGGAAAATGAATGGTAATAACGTCAATGTTGTTGACCCTCAGATGTATTCAGGCAAGTATAATGCCTACAGCAGACCGCAGAGAATTGTATCAAAAACCGATACAGGTGTCATTGTCAGCCCTGCACAGCTTGACAAGGCGTGTAGTGACAGAAACCCAAGGTATTATCTGATTACATACACATCACCTAAGACAACAAGCAAGCCTGTGTATAACGCAGGCAGTAAGTACAAGCTCACAGCAGCCATCAATGTGTGGACCAAGCCTACCACAACCTCACAAATCAAAAAGGTAAAGGACTTAACCGCCGACGGCAGAAAGAATGCAACAAGCAAAAACCTGAATGCAAATGCAGTGCTCAAAGCAGGCACAATCGTTGATGCACAGGCAGTGTCTGCCGACACAGCAGGTAATATCTGGATTAAAATCCCAAGTGGTTTCATTCCTGTGTATTACAAGGGAAAAAAAAGAGCCAATTGGTATAACAAGTAAATAATTGAACAAATCCCACTGAGAGCAATTCTGCTCAAAGTGGGATTTGTTTATTTTTTTTATAAATTTTTTTGTTACCTTTTTATTTTTTCCTAACTGATATATTGAATAAATAATTTTCATTATTAGGTAATTAAAGAGGAGGAATAAAATTGTCAACAGAGAATAAGCAAACAAAAGAAGAAAGTATTTCTAATAAAAAATATCAAAAAGAGTATTGGATATATGCAAATATTGTTTTGCTGTATGCACCATACGTCTTTGCTTTGTTAATAGGATTATTTATACATAATTTTGATTTGAAATCTTTAGTCATAAATGGTGAACTTATCATTACAGCATTTTCTCTTTCTTCAATTTCAATTCTATCATTATTCAATAGTGAAAAACGTAATAATGACCCTAAGTGTTTAAGATATTTTATAATTTGCTTGGTTATTTGTTGTTTTGAACTAATTGTATATTCTGGAATCAAAATTGCGCCAAGAAGTTTTATTGTGATGCTGGTTTTATCATTAGTGATGAATTTAGCTAGTATTATTTTTTCATTAGCTGCAAATTTTTATTTGATTGATAAAAAAACAGTTGAATAATAGGAGGAAAAATTTATGATTAATGAAATAATAGATTTAATATTTTCTGATAATTCAATGATAATTATCGCTGTACTATCGTTAATTATCTCGTTATTTACAATGTTGCAAGTAAGAAATAAATTCAAGTAAGAAATAAATACAGGATTTGATTTCAATATAAAATGATTTTTTATAATATTCATAATAGCTAAAGTTATCTCCCTCATTCTCTTAATTGAGTTTGAGGGGGATTTTTTGTTTTGCTATTGAAAATGTTGTCAGTATTTGTTATTATATCAAATTTGTTATCGCGATCGTTGCAGTCACAGGCTACATATTAGCAATAAAAAAATAGCCGCCCAGTCTCCAAACGGTAGCGGCTATTTTGCTATTGCTCGGGGCTAACCGTCTATCGGATAGCTCCTTGTTCATTTTTATATTACCATAAGTAAAATTTATTGTCAACTAAAATAGTTTTCCTGTTTCGGCAGTATAAGAAATACAGTTTTTAATTTCTTGTGTTTTTTCATCTTCAACCGGGTTGTCCCACTCGGAATTGACTGCTAAAGAGTATAGTTTTTCAAAGGCTTTTAGTTTTCGATTATCATTCATCAGGTCAATAAATATCTTTGCTTTGTTAACTGCCGCTCTGTTCATTGTTTCCATATCTTCTTGGCTGATATTATATTTTACGTGAGCATCTTCGATTATTTCCCTATGTAGCATATTAGCCAAAGCCTTTGAAAGTATATTGCAATCCGTTTTAACCGCACTTAAATTTAATATTTTTTCAACAATTAACTGCTCACACCATTCGGGACATTTCCGTTTGCCACCCTCCCAGTTTTCAATATTTCGTTTTGGTATGCCCAGCATATCTGATAGTGCTTGTTGTGTTAAACCTGCTTGTGTTCTTGCTTCTTTAATTGTCATAGTTTATACCTCAATACAAATTCCGTTAGTTTCGTCAGTGCTAAAAGAGTACATATATTTAACTTCTTTTGCAAGTATCTCATCCGAAATATTTGCGGTTTCAAAATCGAAAGTTTCAAATATCGTTGTTATATCATCATTAACATAAGAGTCAATCCGGATGCTTCCTTGAATTGCTATATTATTTTTTAATTCGTATAAAGTCACTGTTATTACCTCTGGTTTATTTAGTATATGTATTAGAAAACGCTTATATAAAAAGCCTGATGCTCATCACTCCAGCGGATAACTCCGCCACCTTGTTTCTGCCATTCTTGTGCTTTTCTTAAGTCGGTTGTATATTTCATTGCAATCACCTTTTTATTGATTTAATTATTATTATATGTTATACTAATTGTAGGTAGCCGAGGTAAGGCTCTCGGCTGACCTGATTTAGATTTGGTAGCGTTTTCGGATTTAGCGGTTTGGAACGCTACCTTTTATTGTTTTATTTGACTGTCAAGAACAATCTTTACTGCATCGTCTGTGGTCTTTGCAGTAGCTTTAATTAACTTTGCCATATTTTCAAGAAACTTGTTAAATTCTGCTGTTGTCATTTCGTCCACATCCTCACTTCCTTTCTTAAAAGGTGTATTACCTTTGCCTTACAAGTATATTATATCACTCATTGGGTGATAAGTCAAGGCTTTTTTGAAATTTTTCAATAAAATAATTAAAAAAATCACTGTAATTTTAATGGTTGCAGTGATTTTATATTACTTCTATCATTATGGTGCTAATTCGTTGTCACCACAATGTTAGAAGTGATAGCTATAAAAAGAAAATCTCAAGCCTAAAGCTGTTTTCAATAAAGCGATTGCCCTTGCTTGGCAGGTCATTATAATATTCAATGCGTTTGATAAAACTCTTTAAGAATTTGTTTTTGTCGGCAGCAGGCAATTCAGGATTTTGTATTACATCAATCGCTTGCGATAGTTTATATATTTTTTCTTCATAAGAAACGGCTTCAGGAACTGCCTGCTCTTGTGCTTCTATTGCTTTGGTTAATTGAATACGGCGCTCATTAAGTGCAGCATTCCTTTTCAGGAATACATCCTCGCTATATATGCCCCTTTCAAGAAAATCATACAATTTTGATTGCTGACTATCCAGAGAGTCAAGGTCTTTTTTTAAGGTGTTCAGAATGGATTTCTGAAGAGCAGAAGAACCGCCATCATCATTGTCTAGTTTGAATTCAAAATCAGCAAGATGAATTTTTAATGCTGATATTATTGCTTTTTCAAATTCATAATAATCGACTGATGGTGTGTGACAGTGTGATTGTTGGTTGCAACACAATCGAGGATTACATCTGTAATTTCCGCTTTTATCCTTAAATGTTTGATAAAACATAGAGCGACCGCAAGTTCCACATTTTATAAGTGTAGCAAATGGATTTCTGATTTTTAGTTCTCCACGAGATCGAGCATTTCGCCCGGACTTTTCCTGAGCCATATTATATAATTCCTCGTCAATGATTGCATCGTGCAGACCGTCAACAATTATAATATCATCGGATTTGCCTCTTGGTCTTTTCTTCGTTGCATTTCCGTATTCATCAGTGGTAATTACTGCTTTTTTATAGTTCCACCTTATCTTGCCTATGTATGTAGGATTTCGGAGCATTTCACGAATAGATGCAGGTGACCAATATTCATTATACTGGGGCTTAATTCCTCGGCGATCAAGTTCGCTTGCTATCTGGTTGCAGCCCATATCTTTATTAACATAAAGGTCAAACATAAGGCGAACAACATCGGCTTGCTCGTTTGGTACAAGTGTAAATTGCTTGCCCTTTTTTGCTTTATCATATCCATAAGGCGGATGTTGTCCGATAAAGCACCCCTCTTTGACGGATTCGAGCCTGCCACGATTCAGAATAAACTTGATATATTCAAGGTATTCATTGCCTTGCTGCAGGGTCATTTGAAAATACTTCAGATCATATTGGTCTTGCAAATCAAAGGTTTTTGAGGGAGTTATTATCTTTATGTTGTTATATCTGAAAACACGAATCAGTGTACCACAGTCGAGCATATCGCCACGAGATAAACGCTGAGGCTCAACAACAAGTATTGCTTTGTATTTATCACTGTTTGCCGTTAGAGATAATACCTTTTTTATTTCAGGTCGGCTGTCAATGGTTTCACCTGAAGCAACTTCTTTGTAAATGTTTTCAGCAGGAATAAGATGTCCGAATGTTTTCAGAGCATATTCCTGCAATATATTTTCGTGTCTTGAAAGAACCTCCTCAACTGTTTCACTTTCCGAATCAGCTCGGCTCTTACGCAAGTATATAATTATTTCATTAACATTGTATTGTTCCACCTGCAACGCTCCTTAATAATAGATATGCTTATAAAAGGGCATAAAAATACCCTGTTGCAAAATTGCAGCAGGTGTGATACAATATTACTTGTTCAGGGCAATGTTGTATCACAACCTTGCTTTTGACCTCTTAGTTGCTCCAACAACTGAGAGGTCTTTTTTATTTTGTTAGTTTTCTAAACTTGGATGTACCCACAAATCTTCAGTATAAGTTCCAATTTGATTATCAACAATTTCGTTGTTTTGGATTTTTTGTATAGTTTCGGAATTCAATGTAAAGCTAATGACTTTTTGTTCCGAGCCATCATTCATATCGGCTACAGCCCAGTATTGAATTTCTGAATATTTATCATACCCTTTGTTTCTAATAAAATCTGCAATACTATAATAATTCTGATCTATAGTTGTCTTATTACTATAACTAGGCTTGATTTTTGCTTTAATAACAACTGTTTTATCTATGTCATAATTATCTACCACATCAAGAAGTTCACCATATAAGATATCTCTGCTTTTTGTAGTTTCCGCTGTTATTTCATTACTTGTGCTTTCTGTTGTCTGTGATGGTGCAGTAGTGGTTTCTTCATCGAGCAGTCCTGATGTACCAGCTATTACTATTCCGCCAAATATTACAAGACATACAACAACTACAATTATTATAATAGTTTTCTTTTTCATAAAATTTACTCCTCATTTACACTGCCATTTGTACTTCAAAATACAAATGGTATGCCTTTCTTACAAAATCTTCTGTGACATTGAAGTATTCGGCTAAATTCCATACCTCCATGCCGTTTTTTATTTGCCTTAGTAACTCATCTTTATTGATGAGTTTTTTTACTGCCCAGCGGTCTGCTGTGGCTTCACACTTTCCTCGGTTATCAACAAGAGAATATTCATTATAAAATGAACCAGTAACACAATGACCAAGTTCGTGTGCCAAGTGTACTCGTTCTTCTTTACTTGAATCCAATTGCATATCATCAATACCTATGTAGTAATTGTCATCATTTTCTAATGATATTGATTCGCAATTAGGAAGAGGAAATGATAAGACCACAATGCCCAGCTGATCAGCGAGAGCATAAAGGTCATTATTCAATATTATCACGCTCCTTAACGAATTTTGCAAAGCGTTTAACTTCCTCAAGTTGAGAATCGGTTATCTCTTTATCTCCACCAAATAAGGCAAATTTTAATATATCATCTGAAATAAATGAACTATTATCAATATTGTCTTCAAAGAAAGCAGCAGGACTTATTCCAAAGAAACTTGCAAGTTTTTCAATAGTTTCTCTTTTTAGGTTTTGTGTCTTGCCTGATTCCCATTTTTGAACAGCAGCACGCTGAACACCTACTATAGTTCCAAGTTCTTCTTGTGAAAGACCTTTTGCTTTTCTTAATGATTTTATATATTCACCTAAATCCATTTATTAACACCTCACAAGCAAAAGTGTATCGTATTTTGAGCAAAAAGTCAATATGATTTTGCAAAATGTTAAAAATTCGATACAAAAGGTGTTGACAAATGAAATAAAATGGTGTATGTTAAATGTATCGTGGAAAGATACAAGGAGGTGAAACTATGAATTCCGCAAAGTTTATTGGAGTAATGCACGAACATGGAGATACTCAGACTTCATTAAGTAGTGATATGGGTATTTCTCGTAATACACTTAATAAAAAGATATATGAAAGGGATGGTTCTGCATTTACACAGTCTGAGATGCAGTTTATTAAAGATAGGTACAGCCTTGATAATAGTACCTTTTTAGCTGTTTTTTTTAACTAAAATGTATCTTAAAAAGATACAAGTAATTAAACAAGCAGTTAAATTAATACATTATAGCAAGAGGTGTTACACATGGAAAATACTGATACAAAAGAATACATTGTCCTGAACGGCAAAGCAAAGGTGACCTTCCATGGAACTCCGAATCAGAACAGGCTAAAGAAATCAGCATCAGACCTGATAAAAGCAGCACTCAGAGCAATGGGCAATGATGAACTGCTTCAGGAATATCTTAACAGTGTTGAAGTTAAGCATCAAGGAGGTGTTAGAAGTGGCTAAATGTGATAGTTTCACAGAAGATTTACTAACAAATATATTAGGTAAATGCTATGAAATAAGCACACAGACAAAAGTAGATGTGTTTTTTGATTATGCTCCGCATACATCAGAGATAATGATTCGTATTTATCCTAATGGGTGGTCTGCTGAAGCAGATTGTGAATACATCAGGCACAAAGGAACAAACAGCATTTATTTTGATAATGAGGATGGAACAGAAAGACTTGAATATGCACTTGAGCAATTAGCAAAACTGTATGACCAATATAAGTGTGAAATGAAACTGTCTGGGGAGGTGGAAACATGACAGAACTAACGCACAATCAGCAACTGTGGGTGAATCTTTTTATTGTATTTGCTTTTATCTTTGCTGTGTTTGCAGCAGGTGGTTACATAATCGAACAGCAAGAAAAGAAGCAACGCAAGCAGCAGGACAAGCAGAGTCGGCGCAGACGAAAACATAAAAGTCAAAGGCAATGGGAAGATATAAACAATGTTTATTTATCTCTCGGTTGGTTTGTTCAGGGGATGGACAAGTTCAATGCAATATGCAAGACTTGTGAATTTCAAAAAGACGGCAAGTGTTTCTGTCCATATGATATCGCAGTGTTTCAGGATGATACAGGAGCAATGGCAGATTGCAGTTGTTACAAAAAACATGAATGTGAAAAAGGGCAAAAAAATAACTACTCAGAACAGCACTCTGAGTAGCTAATCCCGGCACAAGTTAATGTGCCTAAAACCTATACAAATATTATATCAAGAAACAGCTCAAAAGTCAAGATTTTAAGAGGGTTTGCCCCCTCTTTGACGGCTCGATTAAAGTAAACTTATTTGCAGATTTTTATAAGAATATTAACTCATAATTTCAAGTGAGATTTAGAGAGTTTAATTGCTCGTCAATAACGGCCATATTAAGATGTCGCCGAGCGGATTAGTTTTGATACTTTTCTAAAAAGTATATTTAGCAAATACAACAGCGTTGGTGCGTGATTATGCGTTGCACTGCAAATTCGGATTAGTGAGTGCGTGACGAAACATTCGCCTTAATTGCAAAATGAAAATCTGTTTGAAAAGCCGCAGGCTTTGAGTTGATTTATATTGTCTGTTTCACATTTCTTGTTGACTGACAGGAGGTGTTGAAATATGCCATGGATAAAAAAAGAGTATAACTGTGGCAACTGTATTGTTGTATTAAAAGAATTCTGTACCAGATATGGCTCAAAGGGAAAAATTACATACAACACTACAAATGAGCGTGGTGAAGTATCTGAAAAAACACAGCGATATCTTGAAAAGAGGGCTCAGCGTAAAGCTGATGTTGTTGTTAATAGCAATTTCGGAAAAGGTGATTATTTTATTACATTCACTTTTGCAAGAGGAAAACTGCCTGACAGTGTAGAGGAATTAAACAGGATAAGGCGAAATTATTTTGACCAATTACGAAAAGTTTATAAGGATCATGGAGTTGAACTGAAATATTATGGTCGATTGCATGATGAGGGTGTTCGTCCGCATTTTCATTTTGTTTTCAACAATAAATTTAATATTGCTGATTTTCCTGAATGGAAATACGGAAATCCAAAAATAGAGATCCTTGACGGCAGAAAGCATCACACCATCGGCTCTTATTTTGAACGAGGTACAACTGACAAGGATAAAGAAGTTAAAAGACTTCATCCACGAGGGAAAGTGTATTGCTCACAAAATCTATATCGCCCTAAACCTAAAATAACCAAGATGAAAGGGTCAAGGTGGCGAGATATTCCGAAAAACCGACAAGGCTATTATGTGGATAAGTCCACCCTTGAAAACGGCTACACGGAAAATCCGTATAACAGGGGTACATACAGATATCAAAGTTATGTCCTTATTAAAAGCAACGAAAAGGAAAGGTTGAATATATGAGTCATATAGTTAAAGAACTTGTGGATAAAGAAAAAGCACTTGAGATTGCCCTTAATATTGCAGGCGACAGAGAAAATTATTATGACCGACTTGAAGAAGGTATGTATGGTTTATCTCTCGAAGAACAAAACCTTGTGCTTGGACTTACATACACAATACTTATTTCAAGGCAGTTTTCGATGCCGAAAGAAATTGTTAAAGGTCAGATGAACAAAATCAATTCAAAAGTGCAGATTATGGCAAGGGATAATCAAAGATACCGAGAATACTCGAAAAGGCAAATTGATTTGATTAAACCAACTGAACAATTAAGAACTGATTTGGCACATCAAATCAATGATGAGCATTTTATGGATGCTTTGATAACTGCTTGCAAACTGATAGACATTTATGAGTTCGGCATAGCAGGCAGTCAGGTCAATTACGAACTTTTGGAAAAGGCGATGAAAAAATACGATGTTCAGATGGACTGAGGAAGAATTTGAAGCCTACTGTGCAAAGAGAGGTCTTACCTATTCAGCAGCAGGTAAGCCTAAGAAGAAGAAATTTGGTAATCAAAAAATCACCATTGACGGAATAGAGCGTGACAGCCTTGCAGAATCAAATCGCTTGGAGCAGTTGAAAATACTGCAAAGAGTCGGTGCAATTAAGAACCTGCAATATCAGGTGAAATATGAATTGATTCCAAAGCAGCAGGGGGAATATCGCAACGAAAGAGCAGTAACCTACATAGCCGATTATGTCTATGATGTGGTTATGCCTGATGGCTCACTTCGTCAAGTTGTAGAGGATTGCAAAGGCCATAAAACAAAGGACTACATAATTAAAAGAAAACTGATGCTTTTTATTCACGGCATCAGCATAAAGGAAACGATATGAAAACAGTTATTAAAAATGCACTGCTGTTTGCAGCAGGTGCAGTGACATTTACATTATCGGTAGCAATAACTGCTACACCGGTATTTTAGGAGGTACAACAATGAATTTTGACAAGATAAAAACAATCTGTAAAAAGAGTAGAGTTATATCACTTTATAATACAGAAGATTACCAGTGGCTTGGTGATGACTTCGCATTATATCCGTTATATGAACACCCGGAATATAACAAAGACACGATCGCAAGTGTGTTATCACTGGATGAGAAAAAGAAAAACGAAATGATATATCGAATCGGTGATATGCCAGCGGTAATAAATTGTAGCGATACAACTGACAGCGATAAGCCTTGCGGAGTGTTTTCAACAAATCTTCAGTGCATGGATAGAGCGGTTATTCCTCTTATGACATCAAAAGGCTTAATGTTTATTGAAACAAAGTATATTACACCGCTCATAAAAGACAATTATGAATTCTATGAAAGAATGAGGGCGGACGGCTCACTTTACATAGTTGTTAAAGTTGGATTTGTAGTTGAGGCCTTAATTCAGCCTTGTGACTATATCGTAACAGCATCACTTATTGATGAATTAAACAAAATTGCTGATGGAGCAAGTGAAACGCTGACCAACAAAATGATTGCCGAGAACAGCGAAAACTAAATAAAAGCGATGTGCTGCCTGACTTGATTAACAGTATTCAAAACACCAATGGACTTTTGGTTTGTGATTTTCTAATCATCGAGGCAAGGATCATTTAACTGTGATGGTGTTAGCAGTTGTACTCCCTTTTCAGGTCGGCAGACATCGGTCAAACAGAAAGGTAATTATTATGACACAAGAAGAAAGAATTGAAAAAACTACAAAGATATTCAGCAAAGCAGATAAAAATATCATTAACACTACTTTTAATGAAGCCCAGAGCGTAATAGACGATTATCTTAATGAACACCTCAGCAGTGTAGCTGCTTTGGAAATTCCTTTTTTTATTAAGAGTCTTGAATCAAGATTACAGTTATATAAAAGTGAACTTGAATCACATCCTGATTTAATGCTGATATACAGTTTACTAAATTCATTTGAGGTAAATGAAGAGTGCACTACATTCAAAATGCCGAATATGTTCAATATGAAGGATGGTACGAATAATGATTAAGTTAAATACAAATGATTTTTCAAAAAAAGCACAGAACTTGTTGAAGTTCTCAGACGGCGAAACAATGCACCTGATATATAAAGGCGATAAGCTTTGCTTACAGACCAGAACTGTTACTGCTTATGTCAATGCAAAAGATATTGGTGAGCAGCAGGTATTTATACCACAGAAAGCAATTGCTCTAATAAATAAAATCAGCAGTGATGAATTCCAAATGGAAGCAGCAGGCGATACTCTCACCGTAAAATATAACCGCTCGTCAAGTGATTTTCAGATGAGCAATAAATTCTTTGAGCCTAAGATATTTGATGAAGATATGCCGAAGATGAATGTAATTGATAAAAGCCTGCTGTCACAAATCAAGAAAATTACAAGATATTGCAGTGCAGATATGCAGACAAGCAATGTAGCAGGCGGTTGTTATTTTAACGGAAATGGTAGAAATATAGAAATTGCTGCAACAGATAGATACAGGTTTATTCTTTTCAAAACTGCCTGCAAAAGCAAAATTCAACTCCTTATTCCAAAGAAAGAAATCGAGCGAGTTATTGCTCTTGCAATCAGTGAAAATGCTGATATTGAATGTTGCGAGATTTCAAAGCAAAAGGCTCTTTTTAAGGTTGGAGAATATTTCATTATTACACCAACTTTAATTTTTGAAAAGTTTGTTGATTACAACAGTGCATTGAAGTTTGATACATTCCCTGTAACAGTTAATGTTGCAGAAATGAAGTCAGCTATTGAAAGAATCACTATTGTAAACAGTGATAATAGAAAGCCTATTATTGTTGAGAATGATAATTCTGATATTAAGGTTGTATCATCAGCAAACGAAACAAGCAAAGGCTCTGAGTTCGTTTCTGCTTCTTTTGACAGTTCTAAAGAATTCAAAAGAGGTTTTAACGGAATATGGCTTGCTGATATGCTTTCCAATTACAGCGGTGATGTAGATATTAATATGGGTGAGAATTGTCAAAAACCTATTTATATTGAGATTAAAAACGATACATCTTCACTCCTGACAATGATATTTCCTATGAGAGTGAGGGATATGAAGTGACATATACTGAATTTATTGCATCAAAGCAATTAAAAGCAGTAAATGCAGGATTTGATATTGCATTGTCAGAGCTTAATGAAAAAGCCTTTGAATGGCAGAAACTGCTTGTTAAGTGGGGAATAAAAAAAGGGAAGTGTGCTTATTTTGAGGATTGCGGACTTGGAAAAACACTCCAGCAATTAATGTGGTCTGATGAAATCAGAAAAAACACAGGCGATAGCACACTAATACTTGCACCTCTTGCAGTAGCAGAGCAGACAGTTAAGCAGGGTGATAAATTCGGCATTGAAGTTAATATCTGCGAAATGCAGTCAGATATCAAAAAGGGTGCTATAAACATTACCAATTATGAAAAACTCCATAAGTTTGATTGCTCCGCTTTTGGAGCTGTTGCTCTTGATGAAAGTTCGATACTTAAAAACAGCATTGGCAAAGTCAGAACAGAATTGATACAGCAATTCTCACGCACACCATACAAGTCTTGTTGGTCTGCAACTCCTGCACCGAATGATTATATGGAACTTGGCAATCATTCTGAATTTTTAAGTGTTATGGGATATTTTGAAATGCTTGCAACATTCTTTGTGCATGACGGCGGAGATGTTGCAAAGTGGAGGCTCAAAGGCCATGCAGAAAATGCTTTCTGGGATTGGATAGCCTCATGGGCAGCGGTTGTGCCAAATCCAAGTGTATTAGGATTTCAGGATGACAGATATACATTGCCTGAATTAAGACTCCAACAAATAACGGTTGAATCAGAAATGGAAAACGATATGGGGCAGTTTATGATGCTCCCATCACAAACACAAACATTGCAGAAAAGGGCAAAGGCAAGAAAGGACAGCCTTGTTGATAGAGTTAAGGCAGCTTGTGAAATTGCTAATGCCACTGATGAGCAGGTGCTGGTGTGGTGTGATTTCAATGATGAAAGCGAATTGCTCAAGAAAAATATTAACGGTGCAGTTGAGGTTAAAGGTTCTGACTCAGACGATCACAAGGTTAAATCAATGATGGGATTTGCCAATGGCGACATCAGAGTGCTTGTATCAAAGCCATCAATTTGTGGTTATGGTATGAACTGGCAGAATTGCCACAATGAAATATTTGTAGGCTTATCAGATAGCTTTGAGAAATATTATCAGGCTGTACGCAGATGCTGGAGGTTCGGACAGACTCAGCCTGTTGATGCTTATATTGTTGTAAGTGAGGCCGAGGGTGCTGTTAAGGACAATATTGAACGTAAACAGCAGCAGGCATTAAAGTTTATGAATGAGCTGTCAAGTCGCACCAAGGATGTGCTTATGGCAGATATAAATAATACAACAAGGATGACAGATAAATATATAGCACCGGAAAGGATGGTATTACCAAGTTGGATAGCGTAATTAAACAGTATATTGATGAAAATATGGCACTGTATAACGGCGATAGTGCAGAAGTATTAAAAGGCATACCTGATGATTCAGTACACTTTATGATTTACTCACCGCCCTTTGCATCCCTCTATGTTTATTCAAACAGCGAGAGAGATTTAGGAAATTGCAAGACTCTCGGCGAGTTTTATACGCAGTTTGAATACATAGTAAAAGAATTATACAGATGCCTTATGCCGGGCAGACTTATGGCTGTTCATTGTATGAATTTGCCTACCACAAAGGGCAGGGATGGATTTATCGGAATTCAGGATTTTAGAGGTGACTTGATAGACCTCTTTCAAAGTGTCGGTTTTCATTATCATTCAGAGGTTTGCATCTGGAAAGATCCTGTTGTACAGATGCAGAGAACAAAAGCACTTGGATTGTTGCACAAGCAAATCAAAAAGGACAGTGCAATGAGTAGGCAGGGATTGCCTGAGTATCTTGTTGTTATGAGAAAACCGGGAGATAATCCAGAGCCGATCGCTCATACAAATGAGTCTTTCCCTGTATCTGAATGGCAGAAATACGCATCACCTGTATGGATGGATATAAATCCGTCAGATACATTACAGAGTAAATCTTGCAGAGATGAGAAAGACGAAAAGCATATATGTCCGTTGCAGTTATCTGTAATACGCAGAGCAATTGACTTGTGGAGCAATCCCGGTGAAACTGTTTTAACTCCTTTTATGGGGATAGGATCGGAGGCCTATGTTGCTCTTGAAAGAGAACGCAAGGCCATCGGTATTGAATTAAAGCCTACTTGGTTTGAGCAGGCTGTTAAGAATTGTAAAAGCGTTTTGAATACATCAACACAGATAGGGTTTGATTTATGAGTAATATAGCACAATTAGGATTTGAACATATAAATCCGAACTTCAATATAGACAAGCCTGTCAGGTTGATTGAACTGTTTGCAGGCATAGGCTCTCAGGCAAAAGCCTTGCAGAATTTAGGTGTTGATTTTGAAAAGTGGGTAATAAGTGAATGGGAAGCGAATGCCACCAAATCACATAAGGCTATCCACTGTGAAAATGATAATACCGATTACAGCAAAGGACTAAATCAAAAAGATTTGATTAACGCACTTTTCAGTATGGGCATTTCAAATGACGGCAAAGAGCCTATGACACTTAAGCAGATTGCTCGAAAAAATGAAAAGTGGTTGCGAGAAACATATAATGCCTACAAGGCTACGCATAATATATCAAATTTAATGCTGGCAGCAGGCAAGGAACTTAATATTGTTGATGTTGAAAAATATGTATACATATTGACCTATTCATTCCCTTGTCAGGATTTAAGCATTGCAGGCAAACAGGCTGGAATGAAAAAAGGCAGCAAAACAAGGTCAGGATTGCTGTGGGAAGTTGAAAGACTGCTCAATGAGTGTACCGAATTACCTCAAGTGTTGCTGATGGAAAATGTAGCACAAGTGCATAACAAAAAGAATTTTGCTGATTTTAAGAAGTGGATTGAGTGTTTGGAGGATTTAGGCTACAGCAATTATTATGCTGACTTGAACGCAAAAGATTACGGTGTTCCACAAAACAGAAATCGTTGTTTTATGGTTAGCATCTTAGGCGATTACAGTTATACATTCCCTTTGCCGATGCCTTTAACGAAAAGACTGAAAGATATTCTTGAAACGGATGTTGATGAAAAGTATTATTTATCCCAGAAAGCAAAAGAATATATTACCAACCCTAAACGAATGGCAAATAATTTCACTAATATAAACAGTGATATAGCTATTCCTATTACTGCGAAAGGTCAGAATAACTGGACTGGTTCATTTGTTGCTGATGGAAAGTCTAAAATTGTTGAAGATGGTGACAGTATAGATATTGCTTATCCCAATTCAACAACAAGGCGAGGTCGTCATATCAAAGGAATGGCACATACAATAACTTCTGAAAACAACAGTCAGGTAGTTGTTGTGGACGATACATACAAAAGCCGTGAAGAAAGAAAATATGATGATGTTTGCCCTGCACTTCGCAGTGCTCGCTCTGGTTTTAAGGTGCAAACTGAGCCGTGCATCGCCGCCAGCCGTGGAAGAAACCCGGATAATCCAAATGATCGTACTGCTGGTATAGAACTTGAACAGCGACTTGAAATTAAAGCAGATGGCATAAGCAATACATTAACTACAATTCAAAAGGATAATTTGGTTGTTGAGCCGATTATTTATGACGATTATAATGCACGAATTCCGAAAGAGCAAAATGCAATCGGCACATTAACCACTAATATTGGAAACAGTGCAAAAGGCAACGGTATAAAGATAATTGAGCCTGATTATTCACTTGCTAATTGCAGAGTCAGAAAACTAACCCCTAAAGAATGCTTAAGGCTTATGACATTTGATGATGCTGATTATGAAAAGATAAAAGCAGCAGGTATAAGCGACTCAGCCATATACAAGCAAGCCGGGAATAGCATTGTAGTTAAAGTGATGATGTATATTTTTGCTATGATGTTTGATAAATCAATGTTAAGGAGGGCAAACAATGCGACTGATTGATGCGAATAAATTGTTTGACTTTATTCAAAAGGAAAAGGCTTGGAAACAAGATTATACGTTGAGATATAGGTATGATAAAGGTAAGTATGATGCCTATTATGAAATGCTTGATATTATTAAGGAACAACCCACCATAGAAGCCGAGCCTATTGTGCACGGGTATTGGATTAGATACTGTGACGGAGCAGAGTTGCAACTTACATGTAACAAGTGTGGTTATGATTATATTGAAGCAGACCCTGATTGCACAGAAGAACACAAATTTTGCCCCGACTGCGGAGCAAAAATGGATGAGGACAAATGCGAGACATAAGAGAATTAAAATATCTGCAATCCTTACCGCTTGAAAGAAAAATTGAAATGACAGCACAACGTATTCGTGGTTGGTATGAATATTATAACGGAAATGTTGCTGTTTCATTCAGTGGCGGTAAGGACAGTACAGTTTTAATGCACATAGCCCGAAATCATTGGATGTGTGGATATGACATCAAGGCAGTATATGTTGATACAGGACTTGAATATCCTGAAATCAGACAGTTTGTTAAGACTTTTGATAATGTTGAAATCATCAGACCGAAAATGAATTTTGTTGGGGTAATCAAAAAGTATGGTTATCCGATTATTTCAAAAGAAGTATCAATGATTTTGTATTATGCTCGCTCGGGGGGGACTACGGGTAGCTATTGTATGAAGAAACTTGACGGCGAATTATTGTACAAAGGTAAGCCGTCACCATATAACTGCACTAAGTGGAAACCTTTGCTTGATACTGATTTCAAGATTTCCGATAAGTGTTGTAACGTTATGAAAAAACAGCCGACACACGAATATTCAGTGAAGAATGGTGTTTACTTTATGACCGCTGAAATGGCATCAGAAAGCAGATTGCGACAACAGAAATGGTTGCAACACGGTTGTAATGGTTTTGACTTGAATATACCAAAATCTACTCCTATGGCATTTTGGACTGAACAGGATGTACTTGAATACATATACAAATACATACAACCAAAATTCAAGGAAGCGTGGCAAAATGTTCAATATTCTCACGGTAGCAAAAGGAAAAGGGCACGAAAATTCCTGAAAAAGCATAATTATAGCAAAACAGGTATAGCCAAGCCGTATGGTGAGGTTATTGAAACAGAATGTCAGTACACCTTTGACGGTGAGCAGTGCAAATATGCAACAACAGGTTGTGACAGGACAGGCTGTATGTTCTGTGCTTTCGGTGCTCACCTTGAAAAAGGCATAACAAGATTTCAGAGGTTAAAGGAAACGCATCCAAAGCAGTATGACTATTGCCTTAACGGTGGCGAGTTCGTAAACGGCTTATGGCAGCCGAATAAGCAGGGTTTAGGTATGCGGTATGTCTTTGATGAACTCAACAAGCTGTATGGTGATGATTTTATAAGATATGAATAGGAGAAACCAAAATGAAAAACAGAAAAGTTTCTTATATAGAAAATGCCGCATATTGTAATTTTGTTATTTCAAACGAAAGTACAAATGCACTTCAAATTAAATCATTAATTTTAATTACGCCTGAGATTATCAAATCAGAATTAACACCTCGTCAAAATGAAATTCTTGATTTGATAATATTTAAAGGATTCACACAGACACAAGCTGCGAATGTGCTTGGTCTCAGTCAACCGACAATACATAAATCATATAAGGCAGCAATATTAAAGTTGCGAAAATATTTATATTTTTGCAATGAGTGTATTAAAAAGTATTCTCAATTAAAGGAGACAGACAATGACAAATCATGAAAAATTCAAGACGATGAGTATCGAAGAATTGGCAAGCGAATTAAATCACATTGGTAATGTTCCTTGTTGCTGTTGTAACGATACAAGCTGCACTGGCGACAGTACAGTTGTAACAAGATGCATTAAAGGAATTATTAAATATCTTGAAAGTGATGTATCGGAGGATGAATTATGAGTAAATCAATGACACCGGAAAGAGTAAGAGATAATTTTATTCAAAACCTTGCGGAGAATGCATATCTGAATATGTGTACAACAGAAGAAATGAATATTGTTATTTCTGCCCTTGAAAAGCAGACACCGAAAAAGCCTGATTATGAGGGTGACGGATATGATGAAAACGGCAATCTAATATACGATACTTGGATATGTCCGAATTGTGGTAAGCATTATGAAGTCGATTATGACGATTATGATTTTTGTCCGAATTGCGGACAAGCTTTAGATTGGAGTGATGAAGAATGAGTTATCAAAAAGAAATTTGCAAAAGGGCAGTTGAACAATATGGTAAACAGCCACAGATTATTATGGCAATGGAAGAAATGTCGGAACTGATACAGGCATTGTCAAAAAGCATCAGAGGCAAAGAAAATGTTGATAACATCGCTGAAGAAATTGCTGATGTGGAAATTATGCTGATGCAGTTGAAATTTATATTTAAGTGTGGCACTGCCGTTAACAATTGGAAAACTGCAAAGGTTGGACGATTGAACGAAATATTGTGCGAATGGAGAGAAATAAATGAATAATATTGCATACATAGTAACGCTTGCATCCATTATTGGCACAGTGGCAAACAGTTTTCAGAAGCGTTGGTGCTTTTGTGTATGGCTTTGCACAAATGCCTTTTGGTGCATTTACAACATTATCAACAAGCAGTATGCTCAAGCTTTGCTTTATCTCTTCAATTTCATTATGGCAATCATCGGATTAGTAAAATGGAAGAAAAACAATTGAATTATAAGGAGAATTGACATGGCAAAAGAAGTATTTATGTGCCGCCCTTGTGCTGAAGAATTAAAAGCAGCAGGCAGATGTATTATGCATTCGCCTGTAAAAGATAAGGGCGATTGTTATAACTGTAAGTGCCGCAGGTTCGGCTATACCTGTGAAATCACTAAAAGGAGCAGGAAAAATGAAAAAGCTGATACTTAAAATCAAAAGGCGGTTTTATTACCGCCGATTGCTCCGTCTTTATTGCAAGGGCATGAAAATACAGCAGAATCTAATAGACTGGGGATGTGATGAACTCACCTGCTGCACTTGCCCTTATAACAAAGACTCGAATGCTTGTGGTATAAAAAACGATATGAATGTATGGTCGCAAAAAATGGATAAAGCACTTTGCAAATATCAGGATTGTGAAATTGCACTTGAAATGATAAGCGATGTGAAAAAACCTTGGCTAATTGACAGTATTGAAATCAATTCAGATGGTCAGATCGTTAAAAATGGATTTAATAATAAACTTGGAGGTGCAGACAATGAGCAAAAAGCATAAACCTAAAAAATTCAAACCCGGAAAAAGCAAGAAAAGCAAATCAGCTGATAAGCAACTGCGAGAAACATCCACGCAGGACATTATAACATCTATGAATTATATGCTTTCCATTTTGAATGGCAGAGGGGTAAGAATCCTTAATTGGGATGATAAGAGCAAAGAACTCGGTTTGATTAAAATGTTCAAATGCAAACCGTATTATGCGGAGGGTATTGTTGATCCTGAGGAGGTGCAAAGCGAATGAATTGGACAGGCATCACCATTACAGGAATAATCTGTGCATCAATCGTTGCAATTTTCTTTATCAGCTGTAAATATGGTGGCAAAAAGTAATATAAGAGGTGACCGAGAATGGAAAAAGAAAATCAGGAACAATTACATAAAAGAAATATGCTTAGAAGTTATTTGATAAGGTATCGGAAAGCAGAAAATAAAACTGAAGAACTTCGCTGCCGCCGAAACAGGCTTATTGAAGATATGAAACATCCTCTCGGTACTCAGAACATGTCAGGATTGCCAAGCAACAATGAACCGGGAACAGGTGCAGCAAGTTATATATTTAGACAGAGCGAATTGGAAGAAAGAATATATGCTCAGGAACGAGAGGCAAAAAAAATAATGCTTCAGGTTATGGACATAATGGACTTTTTACCGGTTGAGAGTGAAAACCGCTCAGTGCTTGAACTTAAATATATTGATGGTTACAGTGATAAGGATATTATCAAAATAAAGTTTTATGCTCATCGCAGTACCCTCAGTTATCATCTTGCAGCAGGTCTTGATGAATTATTACAGTATGCAAAGGTTCAAAAAATCATAGAAGAATTTGACTATAACAGCTAACGGAGGTATCAAAATGAATGATATAAAAGACATTACACCATTAGGGCAGCGTGTGTTGGTGCACTTTGGTGAAAAAGAAAAGGTAAGTGCAGGCGGTTTGATTCTTGCAGAATCGGCACAGGAAAAACCTGAAATATGCACGATTGTTAAAGTCGGTGCAGGTGTTGCAGATAAAACCCTTGCAGTAAACCAAAAAGTCATAATTCAACATTATGCCGGAACTGATATAAAAATCGGCAAGGAATCTTTCACATTGGTGAATGAAAAAGATATTATTGCAATAGTGAAGGAGGATTAAATATGAAGCCTATATTTAAGAAGAATAATCATAATCCTTTTCGCCCCACTCTTGAAGATGCTATGAATTCGGTCAGCCAAAAACAATATGCTGATTGCTATGCTCAATGTAAGGCAATGAAAAAATCAAGCGACCCAATGGAAAGAGCAAAGGGTAAGAACTTGGAAAAGAGTTATAGAGTTTTTCAAAATAATGGTGTACCGTTTACAGTGGCACAAATCATATATCCTCAACTATGCAGAATATATGGTGACTATTGTCTTGAACACGCAAAGATAATTGAAGCAGCAGGTAAGCATAATGAATAGTCTTGATAAATTCTTTGACATCTGTAAGTACAATCAGTTTGAAAAAGCTCTTGATAATTGTGCATTTATGTTTTCTTCTGATAAAGAACGAGAGTACGCTAAAGAACTGTATCGTATATACAGGGATAATAATGTACCTATTGAAGTATGTCAGAAAATAATAGCGGAAATAGATGCAATGAATAAAAGGCTCAATGAAAAGTATGGTCAATAGGTTTATACAATTTGGTACACATTTGTACATTTGAATGTGCTACTATGATAGAGTAGTAAGTTATAAAGAAGAACAGGCAGTCAACCCCTGACAGCTTGTTCTTTTTCTTTATAAAGAGTGAGGTAGCCGCAGA